AGCTAAAAAAATGAAAGATGAAAATATTGAGTACGATTATGTTGTTAATTTAGTTGTTTCGGAAGAAGAAGTTATTAAAAGATTAACTGCTCGTGGTAGAGAAGATGATAAACCAGAAATTATTAAACAAAGATTAAAAGTTTATGAAAGAGAAACTAAACCATTACTTGATTATTTTAAAGACAGTATAATAAATATTAAAGCAGAAGGTGATACACCAGAAAATATTGCTGATAAAATCATAGAGAAAGTAAAATGAAAAAATTTGCTGATTTAAAATTAAATTTACAAGAAGGTGTTTATGATCCTGGTATCTTCAAAGCATTCTTTTTAGCTGGTGGACCTGGTTCAGGTAAAACTTTTGTAACTCAATCAGCATTTGCTGGTACAGGATTAAAAGTAGTTAATTCAGATTCTTTATTTGAAAGAGGATTAAAGAAAGCTAATCTATCTTTAAAAATGCCAGATGAAGAAGAATACTTTAGAAATATAATAAGACAAAGAGCAAAGTCATCAACGGCAACAATGTTAGATACTTATGTAGAAGGTAGATTAGGTTTAGTTATTGATGCTACTGGTAGAGATTTACCTTTAGTACAAAGACAAGTTGCTATGCTAAGAAATATTGGTTATGATTGTCATATGGTTTTTGTCAATACAAGTTTAAATGTTGCGTTAGAAAGAAACAAAAAAAGACCAAGATCAATACCTGAATATATCGTAAAGAAAAGTTGGGAAGGTGTACAGGCAAATATTGGTTCGTTTCAACGAGTTTTTAGTCCAAATAAAATGTTAGTTGTTGATAATAATAGAAGTGAACAAGAGTTAGTTACACAAACATTAAGCACTGCTTCAAAATTTATTAGTAGCAGATTAACAACAAAGCCAGAAAATAGTATCGCACTAAGCTGGATCAGAAAAGAGTTAGAGTTAAAAAGAAGATGATTAAAAGTTTTAAACAAAAATTTAGTTTAGCAGAAAGTATTATTGATATACCAAGACGTACATATGCGCCTAGTGTTTTTGATAATGCTGATACATCTAATCCTAAAATAAAAGATAGTGTTAAAAAAATAATAGACGATCAAATGAAAGAATTTGAAAAAGAATATCCTGTATTAAAGAAAACTTTAATTGGTTCTATTTTAACTAAGAGATATAGAAATGATGCTGATTTAGATATTAATTTATTGTTTGATGTACCAGCAGAAAAGCAAGAAGAAGAAAGATTAAGATTATCTAAAAAATATTTATCGGCTGCTAGTCCAGATAGTATTCAAGGTAAAGAAATACCAGGTACTAAACATCCTATTAACTATTATATTATAACAGATAAAAAAACTTATGACGATCAAAACAAAAAAGCAGATGCTGTATTTGATATAGAAACAAATAAATTTATTAAAAGACCTGAAGAATTTGAATTTGATATGAGCATTTATTTACAAGACTTTGAAAGAAAAGTACAAGAAATAGATGTAGTTAAAGGTGAATTAAAAAGAGATATTATAGACTATGATGAATTAAAAGAATTAAATCCTAATGATATTTTAAACTTACAAGAAAAGATTAAAGATAAACTAGATGAAATAGAAGACAGTTTAGAACAAATTAAAAAAATAGGTGATACAGTTGATGCTGAAAGAAGAGCAGCCTTTGATACTGATATGTCACCAGATGAAATAAGACAGTTTGGTATTAAAAATAGATTACCTAAAAATGTTATCTATAAGTTATTAGAAAAATATCATTATGTTAAATTCTATAAAAAATGTAAAGACATTTTAAAAGACGGTGAGGTAACTGATGCTGAAATAGATAGTTTAAAAACTGAAGCAAAAGGTAAATCGGTTGCGTTTGCTTTTGGTAGATTTAATCCACCAACAATAGGACACGAAAAGTTAATTAATAAAGTTGCTTCTTTGCCTACAAACGATTATAAAATTTATTTAAGTAGAAGTGAAGATAGTAAAAAGAATCCTTTATCTCCTGCTAAAAAATTATCTTATATGAGAATGATGTTTCCTAAACATTCATCTAAGATACAATTAAATCCTACTAATATGGTTTTAGATTTAGCAACTGATTTGTATAATAAAGGTTATACAGATGTAACAATGGTTGCTGGTAGTGATAGAGTACAAGAGTTTGAAGGCATATTAAAAAGATATAACAATGTAAAATCAAGGCACGGTTATTATAACTTTGATAATATAAAAGTTGTATCTGCTGGTGAAAGAGATCCAGATGCTGAAGGTGCTAGTGGAATGTCAGCAAGTAAAATGAGAGATGCTGCTACTAAAGGAGATGTTAAATCTTTTTCAAAAGGTGTGCCATCAGGATTTAGACAGATAGATAGTTTAATGAAAGATGTAAGAAAAGGTATGAACTTGGCTGCTTCTTATGGTGGTCTTGTTCACGTATCAGGTGCTAAACCAATTGTTTCATTAGAAGAATTTGAACAACAACAGATTAGAGATTTATATGTTAGAGAAATGATTTTTAACATTGGTGATAAAGTAGATTATATAAAAGAAGATATACAAGGTATAGTTACACGAAGAAGTACAAACTACATTGTGTTAGAAGATAACAACAACAACTTACATAAGGCGTGGATATGGGATTGTATTCCTATTGCTGCCGATAGAGAGGTCGAAGTGAGAGAATTTAACTTAGATGTAGATTATGGATTTGAGGCAGTGTCCTCAATTGACGAGAAAAAGAAATATGGGCATACAGATAGTTTGCCACAAGATAGAGATGTTGAGAAAGAAAAAGGAACTCAACCTAAAAAGTATTACAAAAATTTATCGAAAGATACAAAACAAGCCAGAGCTGCTCATTTTAAATCACAAGATACTACAAAAGATACTCCTGCTAAACCAGCACCAGGTGATGATAAAGCAAAAACAAAACCTAGTGTTCATACACAAAAGTATAAAAAGATGTTCGGAGAGTTTAAAAAAGATTTAGCAGATGCTTGTTGGAAAGGTTATAAACAAGTTGGAATGAAAAATAAAAATGGAAAAGAGGTACCTAATTGTGTACCTGAAGCATATGAAATTGGAGCCGACTATGCTAATCACACTAAAGAAGTGACACCTGGTCAAACACCAGATGGAATAGCAGTTGACGCTAAGAAACGAGGTTATCCTACAGATAATGTTACTAAAAAAGATATTGAAGAATGGTCATTATCGGATTCCGTAATAGATAAATATAAGGAAAGGTACAAAGAACAATGGCGTGCCAAATTGGATGAAGTTGTTAAATCAATGATGGAGAAACTGTAATGGTATTGAGTTTTAAAAACTATAAAGACAAGATTTCTGAAGCAGTACACTATCATATAGAGAACAACATACCGTTGGCAAACAACATTTATAGACTTCATAGTGAAGAATTTTATAGATTGTTTAGAGAAGCCAGAGAACTTTATAATGAAGGTATCTTAGATGTTACTAGTGATTGGGACAAACAATTACTTGAAAGTGACATTGGCGAGTTTGATATGTACGAAGGTAAACAAGTACCTTTAGACATACCAATACAAGAAGAAGAAAAAGATCCGCCTTTAAATAAACCAAAAAGAGGTGGACCTAAAAAGTTTTATGTATTTGTCCGTGATGGTGATAAGATTAAAAAAGTCACTTGGGGAGATACAACTGGATTATCTGTAAAGATGAACAATCCAGAAGCAAGAAAGAGTTTTGCTGCTAGGCACAGATGTGATCAGCAAAAAGACAAAACTAAGGCAGCGTATTGGGCTTGTAATTTGCCACGATATGCTAAGAGTTTAGGTATGAGTGGCGGTGGAAACTTTTACTGGTAGATGAAACCTTATATTGATGAAATACAGTTTGATTTTTTTGAAGGTAAAAAACATATTAGAACTTTTTTAGATGATGTTGACAATGAAGAATTAGTTTGGCATAGAGATGAAAAAAACCGAACTATTAAAGTTATTGAAAGTAAAGATTGGAAGTTACAGATAGATAATGAGTTACCCATTCCATTATTAATGGGACAAGATTATGAAATTAAAAAAGAAGTGTATCATAGAGTACACAAAGGAAAAGGGAAACTTGTAGTAGAGATAAAAGAATATGACTAAGACATTAAAAGAATTTAAAAGAGATTTACAAGAGGCAACAGCTTCTAAAACAGATATTCAATACGTTGAAGCTAAAACAGCTAAAAACGATCACTTTGAAGCACGAAGATATATTGCTGATAAAATTTTAGGCGATAAAAAATTAGCTGATGCTTATAAGGCATTAGAAATAATACACAACACTTATGGTAGATATATCGGTAGTGACGCAATAACATTAAGACAAAGACTAGAAAAGATGTTATATGATGATTTAAAAAGAAAAGTATCTAACTGGTCAGATATACACGGAGCATTATAATGAGTAGATATAGACAAACAATGTCCGATCTTTTAAAAGAAGTAAGACAAGTTAAAGAACAAGATAAAGACCACGAAATTTCAATGGCACGTGGTGAACTAGAAGCTATTGCTGATAAGGCAACTCAACTTGCTTCTATGCTACAAGGTAAATCAGATGACGGTAATCCTTTAGAGGCTTGGGTTCAATCTAAAATTACAAAAGCAAAAGACTATATCAATTCAGTTTCAGATTATATGATGTATAAACCTGAAGAAGTTGAAGAAGCAACTTACGGTTGGACATT